CAAACGATCCGACAACTGATACAAAGGCATTGGATATAAATACCCCTAATCCATTTACTATAGATGATGAACCAGATGAAATAGTTGAAACTCCAACTCCTGAAGAATCTAAAAAAGATGTAAAAACAGAGACAGAAGAAGAAAAGCCAAAGGAAGTAACTGAAGATTCAAAAGAGGATGAAAAACCAACAGAGACAGTTGACGATTCTGAAACAGAGCAGGTAACTGCATTCTTTGATGCTATAGCAGAACAGGTTGGATGGAATGATATTACAGAGGAGGAGAAACCTAAATCCGTAGATGATTTTGTAAGTTATATGAAATCTGCAGTCGAGGAAAGTAGTAAGCCTCAATATGCGAATGATGATATTGCAGCATTAGATGAATATGTGAAAGCAGGTGGAAGCCTAAATGATTACTTTACTAATGCTTCCTTAGATGTGGATTATGAGTCTTTAGATGTTAGTGACTTAGATACTCAAAAGGCATTAGTAAAAGAATTCTTAACCGAAAAGGGATTTAGTGATACACAAATTAAACGAAAATTAGAAAAGTATGAAGATGCCGACCTATTAGAGGATGAAGCTACCGATGCAGTTGAATTTTTAAAGGAATCTAAAGAACAGAAGAAGAAAGCGCTATTAGAAGACCAAAGAACTGCCTATGAGTCTAATATAAAAGAGCAACAAACTTTTTACAACAACGTTACTACCCAAATAGAAGCACTAGCGGACGTGCGCGGGATAAAAATACCCAAAGAAGATAAGAAGCTTTTAGCTGAATATATTTTTAGGGTAGAACCAGATGGAAGGACTAAGTATCAAAAAGATTATTCCAATCCTGAAAAAATGGCCAAGAACTTAATAGAATCTGCATACTTTACCTGGAAAGGTGATAAGTTGATAGAAAATGCTAAAAGGTCTGGAGAAACCTCCGCTACAGAAAGACTTAAAAATACTTTGAAAACAAACAAAGTAAGTGGTTCAAAACAATCAATAAATAATGGGTCTCCAACACCACTATGGTCTATAGCTTCGCAACAACTATTACGAAGACCCCAATAATTAAATAATAAAACTAAGTTTTAAAATGGATAATGGAATTTTAAATAATCTACAGCTTTACAGAGGAAAATGGTTTTCTGATCTTGTTGACGAAAACATGCTTTCTAATGCATTGTTAACTAAACCTCACGAAGTATCTAGCGTAATTTCTTACGTATTTGGTACTAAGGACGATGGATATAGTTCTGCTCTTGACTTCTTAACAGGCGGTCTTGGTAAAACTATGGTAATTGACCAACGTGAATTCAGATGGTCAGTAATGATCGACTCTGACCGTGCAGTTACAATTCGTTCAGCTAAGTGGAATGGTTCTGTAGTAACAGACCCAACAACTCAAGCAGGATTAGGCAATACGCCTATCATGTTATCACTAGAAGATAAATGGTTTGGTCCTGGTGCAATCATCGAATTAGATGATAAAGAATTTCAATTACGTATATCTGGTGCTCCGTACCAAGATGGTAATGAATGGGTCTATACTTGTTTTATTGCTGATAGTCAAGCAACTTCATTTGTACCTGGTAAATATTTACTTTCAGGTTGTCAAGTTTCTCGTTTAGGTTCTGCCTACGAAGAATATTCTGAAGAAGCAGATATCATCAATTATAACACTCATATTAAATTGCATAACCATTTGACTACAGTTCGTTTGTCTTATGATATTACTGGTACTGCTTTTAGTACTGTACTTGCAATTGCATTGAAAGATCCTAAAACAGGTAAGACTTCTTATTTATGGTCTGATTTCCAGGAATGGAAAGCTGCTCGTGAATGGAACAAACGTCAAGAACGTCAATTAGTATATTCTAAATATAATGCTAATGCTGATGGTACGACCGATCTAATGGGAACTAATGGCCGTCCAGTGTATATTGGTGCAGGTCTATTGCAACAAATCGCTCCAGCTAATCGTAGGTATTATACTGAATTGAATGCCGATTTACTAGAAGACTTCTTGTTTGATATGTCTTATAATATGCTAGGAACGAATGAACGTAAGTTTGTTGCTTTCACTGGCGAAATGGGTATGCGTGAATTTGATCGTGTACTGAAAGAAAAAATGGGTGCTTTCAATTTGATTGATAGCAAATTTATTACTGGTTCAGGTCAAGAATTAACTTTAGGTGGTCAGTTTACTACTTATCGTATGACTAACGGTATTGAATTAACCGTTAAACACTTACCAATGTACGATGATATCGTTCATAATCGTAAACTGCATCCAATTACTGGTAAACCAGTTGAATCATATCGTTTTACTTTCTTAGACTTCGGCACAAGGGATGGTGAAGCTAATATCGTTAAGGTTGCTAGAAAAGATAGAGAAATGGTTATGTGGCATACTGGTGGTTCTGTTACCCCTGGGGCTGGATATGGTAAATCTATCAATACCCTACGTTCAAATGCAAAAGATGGTTACTCAGTTCATTTCTTAGGTGAAGTTGGAATCATGGTACGTGATCCACGTGCTTGTGGTGAGTTGATCATGGATGTAATTGACTAATAAAAAACTTATATGCATTGGTTGGTTCTGATGCATATAACATAACTAGATTTCGAGAGTACAAAAGATATCAAATCAAACAAAGTTATAATAAGAATTATAGATACAATATTTTGAATTATTTTTCATTCAATGGGATATAATCAATCTTATCCAATAGGTTGATTGTTTTTAGTATTAATTTTTAATTTTTTATAATTATGGCACTTACTTTAGATGGAACTACTACATTGCCTGCAATGGGAGGTAGTTCATTAGGTTCAGGCGTTGGGCTTGGAGCAGTCGGTGGAGGTATTGCTGGATTAATCCTTGGTGGATTAGTTGGCAATAACGGAAATGGACTTTTTGGCGGAGGTAATAATAATACCAATGCAGCTGAATTTGGATCTTTAAATAATCAAATTCAAACATTACAGGCTCAGATAGATAATACGGCTCTTTCATCTCAAATGAGAGCAGATACTATAGATATTTCTACTAGTATCGGTAATGTCGGAACCCAAATTGGACAATTATCAACAGCGCAAGCAGCTGCTAATTTCACAACACTAGATTCCATTAATGGACTAGGGAGGGACATTACTGCTCAGGCAAATCAAAATGCATTACAGCAATTGAATAGCTTCAACAATATGACTACTACAAACCTTCAAGGTTTTAATAGTTCTGCAATGCAAGTACAAAATGCAACTAATCAAATAATTGCACAAGGAACTGCAAACGCTATGGCAATGGCAAATTGTTGCTGCGAAATAAAGAGTACTATTTTAGCTGATGGTAACGCAACTCGCGCATTGATCAATGATCTTAACGTTCAAAACTTAAGGGATCAATTAACGGCTGCTAACAATAAGATTAGCAATAATGATCAGAATCAATATTTGTTAAGTTCTATCTTAACTCATATTCATCCAACAGTAACTGGGACGACCATAGTCTAATAAAAACTACCTAGGAGGTTTCGGCCTCCCAGGTTAATATATAAAGATATGGCAAGTCCGATAACTGTAGGAACTACAGCAGCTGTAGTGGTCCTAGCAAATTTGTCTAGAGCAAATATTCGTTTTCAGAATACTAGCGCGACACAAACTATCTATCTCAAAAGAGTACCATCTAGTGGGGTTTTTACACCAGTATCTGCTACAGATTATGATGTAAGAATGTTACCAGATTCTGCTACTGGAGAAGGTGGTGAACCATTTGAAACTAACTCAGTTTCTGCATTTCAAGCAGTATCATCTGCTGCTGCAGGAACTCTAGCAATTTATGAAACTGTAATAGTATAAGATCATGGAAGATAACTTTTTTAAAATTAGTTTTGATAAGGTCATGGAGATGATCTTAATCGAAGAGAGACAGAAGATACACAAATTTATATTAGAGACTTTAGGAAAAGCTACTGCCGATATATTTGATACGTATAAACCAACAGAATCAGAGACTCTTAAGTTGTTCTCTGCGGTCTAATCTATATTACGATGGAAGATAATCTACAAAATAATAATACTGCCTTAGAAGCAGCCGTAGAACCTAAAAAGGTGTATCCATTAGTAGAAGAGATGACATTCAGATCTCCTGTAAAGAGTGAAGAAGAAGCATATAGATTATTAATGGCTATACAAACATTGGTTAATGAAGTGGGATCAGTCGAGATTATATCGATGTTCGATTATTTTATAAAAAATCCATCTGCTATAGTGAAGGCTAAGAAGTACTTACCCTATATAAAAATGTTGGTATGAGCAAATTCTTGAATTTAATAGAAAAAGCAGCTCCAATCGTAATCCAATCTAAACCAATGATAGAGATCATAAATATTATAAATGATCATTTAGACGATATGTGTGTTCTTCATCCAGGAGCTCATGACGATCTTATGAATGATATTTATATGATAGCCAATGGTCCGTATTTCGATTTAGACATGGCTACTAAAGCTGTATCCAATATGAGTAATGAAGATGGGACAACTGGTCAAAAGGTTAGCATGGCTGATAGTAATCAAATCGCATCAAGCCTAGGAATATACTTTGATAAGTTTAATCAGTATGACTGGTACTATACAATAAACATGATCTATTCTGATTATGGGGTTGCATTAGGTTCTAATACATCGTTACTAAATGACGTCGCAAAAGCTTTTTTAATGGATAGGGATGCCCCAGCAGGGAAAGCCTATTTGTATTATAAAGCAATGTGTTAAAGTATTTATGTGGGGCAATTGAGTTTGCCCCACATAACAATTAAATAAACTATAAAAACAACTATACTTTTAATTATATTAAAAATGGAAGTGGTATTAAAACATAAGCGTAAAGACGCTTGGGCTGGCGTAATCAAATATAAATCATGTTTCGATTATATTGCACCCGCATTAACTAGATCTGGAAACAGACACACTGGTTTAACCGATGAAGATGCAGTTAGATTAGAGAAAGAACTAAATCTAGGACCAAATACATTGGCTCCGTATAGTAAATATTGGGTTACTTTTATTATTAAAGTAACAAACAAAGAACTATTATTAGATACAAGTAGACCATGGGATGAGTTACAATACTTATTTTTAAAGAACCATCATAGAGTTGCTATTGGATTAAACGATTTAAAGCCAGGAGCTGACTTTGTTCTTATAAATAAAGATTCAGAAGCTCAGGAATCTAATCGTATCAATAAAAGAAAACGTGATGCAATTAAAGAGTTCGATAAAATGTCTTTGGAGGATATGCGTAAATGCTTACGTCTATTTGGATACAAAGCCGATACTATGTCTGCTGAATTAGTAGAAAGTAAGTTATTTGAACAGGTAGAAGGCGCTCCTGAGAAGTTCTTCTCTAAGTGGGTTAATAATACCAACAAGAATACAGAGTTTTTAATTGAGGCTGCTATAGCAAAGAATATTATGCGTAAGAATAAAAATGCGTATTTATATGGTACTGATATAATTGGTACATCTCTATCTGATGCAGTATCTTATTTAGATAGTAAATCAAATCAAGATTTAAAAATGACAATTAAAAACGAATTAGAAAATAAATAATATATGACAGTTTCCGAACTACATAAGTATTTTAAAGTTGAGTTAGATAAAGCTACAACAACATCAGTTCCATCATTCCTACCAGAAGAGATTGACTACTTACTTAATAAGGCCTATCTAATTGTTATCAATCAGAAGTTTACTGGTGATAATACTCTTAGACAGGGATTCGAACAATCTCAAAAAAGAATATCAGATTTGTCTGGTCTTATAAAGAGTGCATCGAACAATTTAATGAGTTGTACCAACAGTCCTTCTATGGGCGCGTGCGCTACTGATTTTTTATACTTTGTTAGTGGAGACTTAATATATAAAGAGTCCCTCGCTGCTACTAATTCTACAAAGTCAAATGTTATATCTGTTACACACGAAGAGGCTAAGAATTTTAAGAAAACTAGAACAAATAATCCAATAATAACAAACCCTGCTATGGTTCAAGAGACCGGCAGTTTTGTTATTTATTATGACGAAGATATAGTATTTCCGTTGTCTACAATTGTTAATATTCCTTATATTACATTTAATTATGACTATATATCTTTACCAGAACCAATATCAATAAATGATGAGAATTCATACCCAAAGATAGCTGAGCATGTTCATTCGGAAATAGTTACATTAGCGGCTTATCTTGCAATAGAGAATATAGAATCCCCTAGGGTTCAGAGTGCTTCGCAACTATTAACAATACAAGAATAAATGACGGCTAGACAAATGCAAGTAGAATTTGAAAGATCTATTCAACTTATAAATCCAGAATATGCTGTATCAAAGAAGATAGATTCAGATACTATATTTTACTTTATCAATGCAGCTATTGATAGATATATTAAACAAAACTATTTATCAATAGATAATACAAGAGGAAGTTTTGAGAATTTAAAGAAAAATACAGATGCCTTTAAGGGTCTTATAATCACAAAAGATCTAGGAACGGTTACTACAAATATATCAAGCAACTACCCAGACGGGAAAAGATATCCACTACCAATTACAGATGATTCAGCATTTTTTTTATATCTAAGATCATCTAGTAAAGTATATGGAACATATATGGATATAAAAGAAGAGAATGCTACATGGGTCCCAAACAAGTTCATAATTCATGATGAGGTTGAAAATATTTTAACTTCATATTTTAATAAGCCCATACTAAGACAACCATGCGTATTATTAGAAGCCTCAATAGATAATATATCATATTTATCTGTATTTACAGATTCTTATACTACTGTTA